GCTCCGCAGCCCCGTCCTCGCCAATCTTCGCGCCCGATTTCCCTGCGGAATACTTTCCAATCTCCAATGCGCCCCTCAGCAACAAAGAGGCCAACTCTGCCGCGCCGTCGTCCGAGATTTGGCCGCCCGATTCGCCGGATGAGAAATTCCCGATTTGAAAAAGGTTGCGCAATGAAATGGAGTTGAAAACAGCGTCTCCTATGCGGTTTATGCTTGAAAACTCGCCGATATTCAGTCCTTTTCTTATCGTGGCACTATCAAACTCTGCACTTCCGTCTTCTTTCAGTGCACCTCCGCTTTCTCCTGGTTTGTAATTCCCGTATAATAAGCCTTTCAAGAAGCTGATAAGGGCGGTAGCGGCATCTTCCGTATCTTTTTTCAGGTAATTCCCTTGCAGGTTGACGATCGTCCCGCCGGCATGATTTACGGAGTTTCCGGATGCAATAGCGTCAATCTTGTTTTGCATGCGCTCCAGTGTGCCTTCCTCCTTGGCCTCTTTGAGGGTGATTTCGTAACTCGGTATCAGGCTTTCCCCTTCCTTTATGGTGAGGGTGTCGATAGTGATATGTAGCTCTTCATTAAAAAGGTCCTCATCGGAAATCCTTATCAGCATGCCCTCCTTGATGGTGTCGTGAAGGCTTATACCTCCGGATTGTATGGCTTCGTCGTGTTGGCGAGCCATCGCAATCTCGTCTATTTTTGGGGAATAGGTATGTTTCATGTGGTCTACTTCGGAAAGATATTCTTTTCCTGCCCGTAATAACCTCTGTGAAGCAGCCTTTACGTATACGTCTGGCAAGTCTATTCCTAAAATTACAAATTTGTCTCCGGCTTGCAGTGGGTATGATTTATAAGGATAATACAATTTATTGGATTCATCTTCCGCGCGTTCACACCTTAGCAGGTAACACTTTGCTCCGTTCTTTTCTGTGGGAACACAATTCCTGATTTTAAATTCACGTCCGCTGCAATATCCGCTTTTCATGCTAATGGAAGAATCATCGCCTATCTCTTTGGCGAGGTCGAATCCCACGTCTTTCAGTGTGACAGTGAAGGTGGGGATAATATCTCCCGGCGTAATGGCTCCGTCGTCTTGTATTTTTTCGGCATCGGCCAATTCATCCAAATTCCCGTTGTCGCCTTCTGCCAACGACACATCTATACCCGCATCCCGTAGGTTTTCCGCTTTCATGCCTTCTATGGAGGGAAATATCTCTTCCAGTTCATCATTGCTTCCGTCAAAAAACACGCAACCTTCACGTATACCGTACTTTTCAATGTTGTCGCTGTCTATATAGGGGTCGAGTGTGATAGAAGGAAAATCGGGAAGCATCAGATTGGGGGCATACATATTATTGGGTAGCAATGAACCGTTATGGTTTCCGGTGAGGAAACTTTCTCCGATTTTGCTTGTTTCCGATGCGTACAAGATTTCAAATCGTGTAGGAGAGGGAGAGTCAACGAGCTCATATTCCACGCTCGTCTCATGGTACAGTTTCAAGTCATATTCATGGTTTCCGTCACCGTGGTTCGTGTAGCTCGCGGAAGACATGAAACTATTGAAATCAGGTATCTCTTCTGCTGGGATTAAAAGTATGTCGCGTACGTAGGCGTATGCCTTGTCATAACATAGGCTGCGGTTATTGCTGTTTCTTACCTCGAAAGTTGAACGGAGCATACCTTCTACGTATACTTCGCATTCCGTACCGATCATCGCTTCATGCCAAAGCATTTTGATTTCGTAGTTCAGACCGTTATGGTGTTCCTCGTATGTTACCGGAACAGACAAGAGTTCGTATTTCCCTTTTGATAATTCAATGAACGTACACTCTTTAGGAGAGGGCACATTGTCATCGAATTCTTGTCGGCTTGCCACCTTATGCACTTCTCCATTGATGCGCACTTCGCTCCAGGTACCGATTTTTTCCGGTGCATTGTCGCTGAATATCTTGCATTTGGCATGGGTGTTGTCGATACGCTCATATTCTATTCTGCTGATTTCTACTATGGCGTATGCTTCTCGTAGGTTATTATAATACCGGTTGGGCAGATTCCTTGTGCTTCCATAAACTTTAAGTCTGGTGATGATGTCCGCATCTTGTTCTGTTACGGACTCTATTTCGTAAAGTCCGTTATTTTTGCCATACTTGAAAACCTTGTTTAAAGTTTCTGATGCAGCACCGATAGTTATGGTGCGGCCTTTTATAATGAAAGGCACCTTGAATTTTGAATAAGAATATCCCAGTGCGGTCCACACGTTGATTTGTTCTGCCGCAACATAAACATCCGTCTTTCCTCCGCATCCGGGGGATACCTTAACTGTCCACTTTCTGTCTCCGCTGTATAAACGGTCCAAATTGGCCTGTATACGTTCCGCGAGGTCTTCCACGTTGGAGGCGAAAAAACTGAATTTCGGCAGGGAAGAATAATGTATAAGGTTATCTTCTTTTACATAGTCCAGAAAAAGGCATTTTACTAAGTCGTTGCTTGCGCTGTTCAGTTTGATGCTGTCGTATGTGAAGGCGTCTCTGTTGTAACTTGCACGGCATTTTTTGAGGACAGAGGGGTCGTAGTTTATTTCATATTTTTCTCCTCGGTATTCCAGATAGTCTCCTGTTTGAAAATCTATGGGCACCTCGCTTTCCACCTTGCAGAGTACATAGCTTTCACCCATAAACTCTCCGTTGTATTCCAAACTCGTTACCGTACAACGTTTATTTTTACCTGTCTTGTCTAATATTTCGTATTTCATGCAGATAGAATAATGTTACCGCAAGGTTCTGTTACCCTTACGGTGATTTTAAACTCTAACACGTCTTCTCCGTTTCCCTTCCAGAAGTCGTCAGGGGCAAATTGTTTCATGTAACAACCGCCTCTTCCGATGAGTGTATGGGGACTGTAGATTTTGAAAAATGTACCTCCTCCGTCCCTCCCGGTAAGGTATGCCATGAATTCTTCTATTTGGGTATAGGCACTTCCAAGGTCTCCTTTGTAACAAAGTGAGATATCCAGGTCGTATGCTTTCATCTTTATGGTTTCAGGATGGTACGTATCTTCACCGTCCTCATCCGGCCAGTCACGTGACGGGAGTTCTTTGGCCTCGTTTTCCGGAAGAAAAGGTATGTCGGTGCAGGCGATGTTCCAGTCCCTTACCGTGTCCTTCACCGCTGCGCCTTCTTTCTCTTTTTGAATCAATATGGTGTAAGCCTTACTCATGGTCTGAATAGAAAAACAGAGCCTGCCCCATAAAGGTTTTATCCCATGGGGCAGGCTCTGTGGCCTTCAAATGATTTACTATTGTTCTACGAATGCAAATATAATATTATTTTCTAAATAATCATATTTTTATATGGTTTATTTCTTGCGGATGAGAACATTTCCGTAGCTTTCTTCATGGGAAGAAATATGGCATGTCTCTCCATGAAAGTATACAAATACTTTAGCAGCATCCTCCTGTATGATTTCCACACGTGAATGGTCATACACGTTTATAAAAACTTTTGAAAGCCCTTTTGCCGAGATAACGACTTGGCTATTGTCCCGTATATGTAGTGTAGACGCAGAATACCGGTCGAATGAAATCTGTCCTCGGCATGTACCATTGAATACATAAGTCCCGTTTTCCCCTCCTTCCGGTACAGTCTCGTCAATGAATATCAGATGTTTGTGCCGGATTTCATCTGTGGAATGGGAGAGGAGGTATGAATTTTCAGGAAATGAATGCTTGATTACGAAGTCTATTCCTCGTTTGTACATGTCGAGCAGGCCGTCCTTGTCAGCGTCCTTCATCATATTGTACCATTCTTCACAAATACCGCAGGCCTTTGCCCCTGACATTATTTCTTCATTCAGTTTGTTCATGATGATATTTTTTAATGAATCCAGAAACCAGAAGACTTGCTTTGTTTGGCACTGCGTAGCATGTCTCTGATTTCTGATGCTATCCTTGTGTGCTCTCCCGTATTTTTAACGATAATCTGGAGTTGCTGCAACTGTGCTTCTGCCAGATGGGTCATTTCGGGGAACTGTTCTCCGCAATATTTCTCTATGACAGAACGCTGTGCGCTCAAATCGGCTCTCATGGCATTGATATAGGAAGCCAGTAGGTCGGCTGTGTCTTCCGTCACGCCTTGGATACTTGAACGCATGCTGCCTCCGCTTTCCGTTTTGCTTAAAAGGCCACCGCTCTTTTCGTTTAGCAGTTGGAAAGCGTTGTTCATGGCCTCCACAATATTTTTCCCTTCTGTATTGAACCAGTCTGAAAGATATTTCATCCCTTCATCCATCGTTCCGTTCAAATCATTCAGGTTGATGATTCCACCTTGATAATTCCCATTCTCGTCCATTTCCCCGAAAAGCGCCTTTTGCAGCTTCTTCATCACCGGTTCAAGGATGCCTATGCGCAGGATGTTGCTTGCTACCCTTGAAAGGAGGTCGCTCGCCGTCTGTTCGAAAGCTTCTACTGCATCCTCTCCGTTTCTGAAGGCATCTACAAGTGCATCGCTCAACTGTTTCGACCAGTCTTGTAAATCAAGCTCGTAAAGAGAGGCCACCGTGTCTTGTACAAAATAAGTAATCTGGTCGTTCAGTTCAGCAATTTGCTCTTGGTAGTCCTGTATCTTGGCCGGATCAGAATCCTTTTTATCTTCCTCTGCACTCAGTTGTTTCTGTAATTCCAGACGTTGACCTACGAGGCTTGCATATTGGGCCATGTAGACATTGTCTTCACTACCTTTTTCTCCGGCCCCCACTGCTTTTAAGGCTTCGTATGCCTCTCTCTCGATGCTCACTGTGAAGTTCAGTGAAGCCGCGAAGCCGTGTGATTTTCCTCCGTTCCAAATAAATTTTTCCATTTTACTCTTCGGAAGAAGGTCATTCATCATGCTGCGTCCTCCGTCTTTCAGCACATCGTATGGTATCGAATAGGCTGCGCTTAGTTTGCTTCCGGCACGTTCGGCTTGTTCGGCGAGTTGTTCATACGAGGACAACGCTCTTTCTGCCGCATCTGTGGCTGCACCGAAAGAACGCTCCACGGCTTTCCCAAGTTGGTCGTATGCGGTTTGCAATTCCTCTACGCGTCTTTGACTTTTCTGTATTTCCTCGTCAAGTTTCTTGTCATGAAGTTTGGCAATTCCTCCGATAATTCCCGTCACGGCTCCGATACCCATGCCTACGAACCCAAGGTTTTTCAATATTCCGGCATCTGATACCCCAAACAGTTTGCCTATGGATTGGAAGCTCCCACCCATTGAGTTTGAACTGCTGAAAATGCCATCCATGAGATTGGTAATATCACTTGCGCCTTCCATTCCCAGAGATTCCAACATGCCTGAAACGGAGGATACGGCTGTATTCATGGCCTCTAATCCGTCTATTACATGGTCTATAGACTTCACCATGTCTTCTTGTGAGGCGACAATCCCGTTTTCAATCTGTGCACGGGTGTATTTTACGGTTTTTCCTGATTCCTTGTCAAAGAATGAAAGTTCTTCAGCATTACCAAGATAATGTTGCAGTTCCTTCCATTTTGCAAGTTCTTTGGACGCATTGGAGATGCCTTTCCACGGGTTTCTTTCCAAGGACTCCTCCCTGAGTTTGCGCATGGCTTCTATCAGCTCTTTTGTCTCTTCCACAGACAACTCTTGTGATCGGGAGAACGTATTGATTCTTTCGATCATGTCGTCTATCGTCCTCGTAGACATGCGCCCCAAGTCGTCGAAGATATTCGCCCAATCGGATTCTTTTTTGAATTGTTCCAACAATACGGAAGATTTGTCTTCTTCTGCTTTTTTCTTACGGCTCGAAATCAAGCTTTCAACATCCACACCTCCTGTTTCAAGTTCTGCTCTTCGCCCTTCAATGTCCTTCAAGTCCTTTTGTAGGTTGCTTTCTATTTCCTCTATCTTTGCGGCATAGTCCTTGTGGTTTTTGATAAGCTCGCTGAGGTTTTTCACCTGTTCTTCTTTGAGCTTTTCCGAATTTTCACGATAGGCGGACACAAGCCCGCTAAGTGTTTTCAGTCCGTTGTCCTCCAGCCCTTTTTCGTCCATGCCGAGTACGTCTTCAAAAGAAAAGGTTGTGCCACTGAGTTTTTCTTCGATTTTCTTTTTCAGTTCGTCTCCAAGGTTTTCTGATTCCATCAGACCGCCGAAAACGATTTGGCCGGCCAGGCTTCGGTTACCTGTTGCATCGGATAAATCTTTGAACAAATCCCATTTCTTTGTACTTTCAGAGATATATTTCTCAATTTCTTTCAGATTGCGGTCCAGTTCTTTTTTTTCTTTCCCTTGACGTAAATCTTCTATTTTGAATCCGAGGTCTACGAAAAGCTTCCTTTGACCTTTGCTGTTTCCGAGTTCTTCCCGTATTTGTTCCCAGATTTTTTCAGGACTTTCTATGCCGAGGTCAAGATAGCTTTTTACGGAGGAGAATAATGGACTGGATTGGGTACGTTCGGAAGCATTTTTCTTGCCTTCTATTTCTGACCATTCCTTATAATAGGAAATGGCCTTTTCTATCAGTCTGATACGTTCATTCCACAAGTCCGCCATAGGGTCTTTGTCCGGCTGTGCTGGTTTGCCCGTGTCTGCGCCGAAAGATTCCGCCTCCTTTTTGGCCGATTCCACCTTATTCTTTAGTTCTTTGAGACGTTCTTGCTGTTCGGTATAGCCTTTGATGATAGAACCGTCTTTGTCCGTGATGTCTTTTGCGCTTTTGGCCTCATTGTATTTCTTTTCCGCATCCTTCCATTTTTTTATAGCTTTCATGCGGTTTTCTGCAAAGGTTCCGAATTCCTTGTTCGCTTCCTCCCACTGCCCGGTAATGTAATTGAACTTCTTCTTGGCATTTTCCGTCTCGCTCTCCAAATCACTAAGTTTCAAGTCGAAAAATAGTGGGATGGTGAACGTACCGCCCGTTATGCCCATTTCCTTCCACCGTTTCATGTACCCCAACGTCTCTTGCAGGCCGTCCTTCACTTTCTGCTGTTCCACAGAAAGGGGAATGCCCTCCATCGTCTTCAGTTTTCCTTCTAGTTCGGCGATGATGCTGTCCGTGTCACGTTCCGCGTGCGTGCCGTCCACGTGGAGTGCCATCGTGCCCTCCACCTCCTTCTTCATCGCGGTGGCAAAGTCACTCAGGTAGTCGAATTTTTCCTCTGCGTTCCGGTAACTGGATTCTGAAAGCCTCACATCCATTTCTGTGGGCACGGAAATACGTCTTTTCGCATCTTCTATCTTCTCTATCTCCCTGCGTATATTGTTCAACACCTCCTGCGCCGCCTCCGACCAGTCGCCGACATCCCACGCTACACTGCCTTGTATGCCATATTCCGACTTCAATGCCGAACGGAGTTTCGCATAATCCCCGGCACCGGAACCTGCACCAATGCTTGCAAGACGGTTCATCTTGGACAATTCTTTGACCAACCCTTCCAAGGCATCTGCTTGGCTTTTGAGCATGGACAAACGGCTTTCATCGGCCAGCTCGCTGACCTGACGGTTCACGTTCGTCAAGTCGGCCTCTTCCAGTTTTTTCAGGGAATCGTATGCTTGTGCCAGGGCAGGAGATAACACAGAAAGCTCATCAAAGGCCATTTGCTTCTGTAGGGAAGAAGAATCTGCACTTCGGATGACATTCAAGAGCTCGTTGATTTTATTCTTCTGATTGTCAATGGTCTGGCCTATGCGTTCCATAGAACGGTTGAATGCCTCATTGGCTGCTTCAGCCGCGCTCGCGGCGGTAATCAGTTTGTACACAGCGTATACTAATGTGGTTACGCCTGCTGCTACCCAAAAATATGGATTTGCGGCGGTCACTGACCATAATGATTTCAGTACGCCTATCAACCTCTTTTTTGCTAATGTCAGCAATTTGGTTCTTGCGGCGGACACGGCTTCCGCGTTTGAAAGGGATATGCTCGCTGCTGCCGCAAGTCGTTTCTCCACTGCCGCCTGCCGCAACAAGGCTATATCCAGCTTTTGGTAAGTAGTTACGGCTATTATGGCAGCCTTATAAGACCCATAAGCTATGATAAGGGATCCGATGGCTTCAGCAACTTCCTTCCAGTGTCCGGTAAGTTCGGAAAGCAAGTCAAGGCTTCCTCCGATGATTCCGTTATTGGCTTGGGCGATGTCGGCAAGCATGATTTCATAGCTGTCTTTGAGTTTGTCCAGTTTTCCGGAAAGGCTCTCTGTCAGGACGGCTTGCATATTATAGAACTTTCCTCCCTCGTTGGTCAAATCCCAAAGCACGTCTTTTACCATCTGGAAGGGGACCTCTCTACGGCTTATTTTGTCGAACACTTCTCCCACGCTTACAACTCGTCCTTCCAACATGCTGAACTTCTTAGCCAGCTCATCCAACAAAGGGATGCCGGCTTCCGTAAATTGCCTTACTTCCTGTCCACGGAGGAATGCTGCACTGCGTACCTGTCCGTAGGCCAGGATAAGGCGTCCCATGTCAACACCAAGTCCCGAAGATATGTCAGCCAGTCTCTTGGTCGTGTCATAAAGTTCTTCGTAAGGAATGGAGAACGCAGCAAGCTGCTTGGTGTAGCCGGTCAGGTCTTTGAAAGTATAGGGGCTTTCTACCGCAAGGTCCCGAATCTTTCCGAATATCGTTTCCGCTCTTCCGGCATCACCAAGGATAGATTTCAGGGCTATGCGTTGTTTTTGAAACTCACCGCCGATTTCTACGATTTGGGTGGCAAAACGTTCAATGGTGTACAATGAGTACAGGTTGGCTATCTGGTTTCTTAGTTGGGATGAAATGTTAGTTCCGCTCTTCATACTACGGTTCAGGCGTTCGCTCGAAGCGGCCTGCAAGTCGGCCGCACGTTGGGCACGGGAATGTGCCGCGGCAAGCTGTATTTGAGATAGGGCCGCACGTTGGGCCATGCGTGCTTGTATTTCCAAGATTCTTTGTGACCGCACGTCGCTGGCCGTGGTGTTGTAATTCAGTCCGGCTTTTGAGAAGGCTTGCCGGATGGCATCCTGCACGCTTGCCTTTTCAACTACCATTTTCACCCTTGCCTCGAACTCCTTGCCTTTCAAGGCTTCATTGATACTTCCCCTCAAAGTCTGTTTGTTCACCTCCATGGAAAGTTTACCGGTATTCTTGGGAAGGGTAGGGGTGATGCGGGCTTTGAATTCCTGTCCCTTCAGGTACGACGTGATGGCATTCCTGAAAACATTCTTGTCTATACCCAGTTTAAGTTTGGCATTTAGCTTGTCGAAGCGCTTCATAGCTTCTTCTATACCTGCCTGGGTATTGTCTTTTATACCCAATGAAAACCATAATTGACCCAAATCCGCCATTCTATTTTCCTCCGTTATCCTTTTTCAACATTTTTAGTCCTTCAAGGCTGATTCTTACACCTTTTCCTTTGGGGGCATTCCCATATTTCTTTTGCCATTCGTCAGCCTTATTAACTACATCCAAGGCATCCGCCTTTTCAAATTCCGGTCCCTCTCCTTTTCCACCTTTCCGTTTCTTTCCCCTTTCATAAACTATGATGGGGCAGTCTATCAGTCCGAGTTCGATTTGGGCAGCCGTATGGACCCAATAGTATCCCCACATAGGGACAACCCATATTCCGAAAAACAGGTTGAGGGGATGTGTCAGGAAGGGATGTTTTTCTCCTGCCGACCACGCAGAGCCATAAAACTCTCTTGACGGATACGATTTACTTCCTCCCTCGTCATCGACTTTACGGTATCCTTCATCTCGGTCAGTAATATTGTACAGGCGCAATATCCCTCCACACGTACTTTTTTTTTACCTGTTTCTATAAGTGGGAGAAGTTCTTCGTCACTGTATTGCATTACGTAGAAGAACCAACGCCACAAGAACCAGTAAAAGAACAGAATCTTCCAATAGCCGTTCAATACGATGGCGGCGGCACATTTGCTGTTCACCTTGTCGTCTTCTTTTTCCGTGAGCATGATGTGGGTTACTTTACGCTTCGTACCGTTCCTCATCCATGCCACATGCCATTTTCTTCCGCGTATTTCAACCGTGTCTTTGCTGTTTTCAACAATGGAATCCAAAAGTGCTTCCTCTTTTTCCGTAGGGGGATTTACCGTCTTTTTCTTTTTCATCTGGTCAAGTCATGATAAGTTTAACAAAAAAGGGCAGCGGCTCATATTGCCACCGCCCGTAATCCTCTCCCTCCCTATGAAGGTTATGCGCCAACCGTTTCACTCAAAATAAAGATGTCGGCACCTTCGCTGTTTTCCAACGGGGTCACGGCCACGTTGAAATAAGCGGGATTGTCCCCGTCTGCCGCTACGAAGTTGGCATACATCTCCACATTGGGAAGGATGATGATGGTCTGCCGGTCCTCGCTTTGCATCAGGAGGGCTCCGGTAACCTTCTTCGGAGAAAGACTGTAGGCCGCACCTTTATAGGTCTTTCCGTTGATGATATTGGTGGCACTTGCAATGGTCTTCTTGTTTTCCATAAGAAGGTCGTTAACCACCCCCGCCACGCTCGCCACTTGGAACGTAATGTCCGGGTCTCCTTTTGAAGCCTTGGAGGTCCATACTGCTTTGGTCGTGATTCTTACGCGTGTCACGTCGGCCGAACCGGTATCGAACGTCACCCCATCATCCAATGCCGGAAGCTCCATGTCCATGGTGAGGGCTTCGGAACCCAAATCCGAGGTCTTGATTTCACCGGCTTTAAAATACACTTCTTTTAAGTCGTTGAACAATACTTTTAAGTCTGTCAACGCTGTTGTTACTGTCAATCCTGCCATATTTTTAATTTCATTTAATGGTGTTATCCTGTTAATTTTCTTGCTCATAAGAATCCGTGGTGTTTACGATAAGTTTTGCTTGTATGTTCCATATCGTGAAGCCTAATCCGTCATCGCCTTTTAAGACAAGTAAAGGCTGGAATGCCGAGAACCTTTCGGTCACAATAGGGAACTTTCCGGCCACTCCGTCCAGCATCTCTTGAAGTTTCTTTGTATGTGCTACGCCTTGGCTTCTGTTCCTTACTGCTATTTCTATGCGCAGGGTGGTTTTCTGGTAGGCGTTTTGGTCTTCAATGGATACAGGGAGGGAAACCACGATGAAATCATCCATCTGTTTCCCTGCGGCCGCAGGACGATGTTCAGGAAACACATGCTCCGAAATACCGCCCAACCTTTGGCATACCTCTTCCAAGACTTCGGAAATGTAATATTTCGTCACGTGGCTCATTGCGGTATGGGTTTTAGGTTTTGCAGCAGTATCTGTCTTGCACGTTGCCATGTTTCCGTGAGCACGTTCAGGTTACGTGACGATTCGATATATTCCGAATATTCCGTACCCGTACACATCACTATTGAGAAACCTTTTTTCGGGACATTTGTATAGCTTTTTAGAAAGTTCAACGAAGTGTCCGAGCCATAAAGGCTGTCCACATCCGTCTTTCCTCTCACGCCTCTGGCATGCCCCTCGTAAGGATGAGACAGATACACATACTTTCCTTTCTCCACTTTAAGTCTTACGGGAGGTCGGTTCCATGATTCCTGGAAACTGCAATAGGCCAACTTACCGTCCATGTATATCCCACAGGCGTATGAAGTCTGAGTATTTCCGGTGAAACCCTGGAACTCCTTGGATTGTACTGCATCCGCAAGCAAACGCTCACAAGCGGAAGAAAGGATGTCCTGAACGTGCGTATGGATAATCCGGTGGGATTTTTTCATACCGGCCTTAAACACTTTTCGGTTCATTGTCTTTACATCCGTACTCATATCCTTAGTTTTTAGAAAGGTTGAAATATACCGTAGTCCCCCATCCGCAATGCTCCACGCCTGTCACAAGTATTCCTTCCCTGTGGTCTCTCCCGAAGGCGGTATAGTCCAGCAAGTCACCTTCCGATACATCTATCAGTCCGGGAATGTCAAGACCATAATCGCCTTTGTAAACTCCGTTTGATTTAAAGCTGCGGAGGGAACTGTTTCCGTATTTCAAGCATTTACCTGCATATACGGTTTCCTTTTCTCCGTCCGAAAACGAAGTCTCTCCTTCTACCTTATAGATTACACATAGGTGTGGAAATTCCGGATTTTCTACCTTCTTGGCCATAACCTCATTCCTCTTGCGTGCAACTTTATCGTGGAACCCGCCACGTTCTCCCCATATTTCTTATAGATTTCGTTTGCCATGATACGCAGGTTGCGTTTGTCGTAAGCACTGCTTTCTGTCGAACCCTCCTTGTGTTTCCAAGTCCCGTGAGCCTCTTCCACGCTTCCTTTTATGCTCGGCGTGCTGGCACACCACATATACAGGTCTGCCTTGCAAAGTTCCTTTTGCTTTCGTGTCAACTCCTTTGACGGGGTTCCCGGGGCGATTCCACGGTCTTCAAGGATAGTGGCGATGGCATTGTCCTCTATGTCAAACCCTACGCAACCGCGAAGGTATTCTTCCACGGTGCGTTGGGTTTCCGTATGGGACGTTTCTCTCATCATGCCTTACCCTTTGATGGTGAGATAATACATCCAACGTACCTTGTTGGGCACTGCCAGTCCGGTCACTTCGCTCTTGATGACCTGCGTCATGGTCTCGTCCTCGAAAACCTGACGGATTAAAGTACGTCCTCCGTCATACAATGCCACACGCGCACCCGGTGTTTCCATGTAAATCGGTTTGCCGCATTGCACGTCTCCTATCGCACCGTCCGGTACGTAGACAAGCACGCCCTCGTTGAAGCTGTCCATGTACGTATATTCCATGGCCTGTTTCTCCTTGTTGAATTTCTCCACCGAGGAAATGCTGTCCACCACTTCAATTCTCGCTCCGATACGTGATTCGATGAAGGTCTTGATGGTGTCGTCGTCTACCAAAGCGCCGAATGCCGTGATATTGTCCGCGTCCGTGATGTCCGGACGAGCGTACATCACATACATCTTACGGAAATAGGGCAATGCGATAAGGTCCTCATACGTGGTAAGCGAGCACTCCCAATGACCTTCCGGAGCGAAGTCTTTTCTGCGGCTGTCCAAACGGATGTTGCGCATTTCCTTTATCGGGTCGACTTCTCCGCTCGTCACCTTTGAGTCTTGTGAAACTTCTCCACTGCCGTTCTTCGTGTACCATTTCGATACCTTTTTGTTCTTCGCCGGAACGCCGAAATCTATCTCCAACGGGATGCCGCCGGGGTTATTCTTTGCGTCTATCACCAACTTGCCGAAGTTCGACACGATTTGGTGGCGTTGGTAACGGAAAGTGTTGTAGTTTCCGCCCAACAAATCGTCCAAACCGTTGAACAGCAAGTCCATGATGGTGTTTTCAATCTCCGGAGTGCTGCCTCCGATGCTGTCCATGAGCATCATCTTCTCGCGCAATATCTTGCGGCTCAGCACCACTTCATGCTTGAATGTCGGGATACCGCCCATTTTCAGGCTCAGCCCATCCGTCGATTTTGTGTTGCCGTCGCTGTCGATGTCCACGTAGGTACCCATGGTATACGGGCGGATGGTGGCTTCTATCTGCTCGTAAGTCGGGCGGATAGGCAGGTTGGGGTTCAATGGGAAGCCCATCTGCGCGAAGGTAGATTCCGCATTGTACTTGTCCGCGAACATGTCTTGGATAAAATAGGTCAGCGCACTCACGCCATTTTTGTCTACATACCCCATGGAGGCCAAGCCTTTGGCCACAATGTCATAAAATTCTTTTCCTCTTGTGTACATAATCTGCCTCCTTTTTTAATCTTCACGGACAAATTCAATCATTGGAAGCTGTTTCTCTACAGCTTTCGGAATACCGCCTCCGTTCACCCGGTCTGCATAAATACGTCCGGCTCTTACTACGGCGCAAGTGGCCAGTATGCAACCTTCCGGAATACATACGTCCTCGAATATCAGCCCGTTCACGTCATCCAATGAACCGTTGGCTGGCGCACCGGCCGTTACGACTTCTGCTGTGGCTTTCACGCCTGTGGAATTGACTTCCACGACTGGGGCAGCGCATGGTCCTGAAGCCGACTTGGTGAAAATCACGCTTGCACCGTCCTGTTTGGCTGTCCAACCGCTGAACGAACCGGCTGCGATTTTTGCGGCCACGGATTCGGGGGTGTTTTCTGCGGTTGTGACAGCAATGTTCACCACCGAGGCGTTGTTAAGCTTGATGCCGACGTTGCCATTTGTAGTACAACCGCTCGTTACGGTAACTTTGTCCACTTCCTTCACGCCTTCTACACCGTTGGCGGTGATAATCTCGACTTCTTGGCCGGACCCGTTGAATTTCACCATCGTACCGGCACCGATAACAGTGCCGGGGGCAAACTGCGAAGCGTCTATCTTGCCGCCTCCCTTGTATAGTTCGCGTACACGAGCCCATACAGGGAAATTCCCGCCAAACTGTGCCTGCCTTTGGCCGATGGTGTTGAATGTTCCTTCCTGAAACCTCATCTTCTTACCTTTTTTAGTTTGTTATCCTGTTTTAATGCTCTCTTTTCGGAAGACGGCCCATGCCTTCCATGCGGGCTTTGAAAGCTTCGCGTTTGGCCTTGGCTTCTTCCGTGTCCTGATGTACGCCCGCTTGCCTTTGTGTTCCGCCGTAAGGTGTCGCCCCTTCACCGATGTACGATTTGAGTTTCCTTTCATAGACCTTTTTGGTTTCTTCCAATAACTTCCCGGCATCCGTGTCGTCGTTCAGTTCAACCATCATTACGGCATCTTTCCACAAAGCCTTGTTGCTTACCTTCAGGCTTTCGGCCTTGTCTGATACTTCCTTGCGCATACGCTCTTTCTTTGCCTGGTTTTCCGATTCCTTGAGCCGTTCTTCCATGGCTTCAAGGCGTTTCAGTAAGGCATCGTCACGGCTTCCCGCATTTCCGGAATCGCCTTTAGAGCCTCCGTCATCACCGCCCGGCGGGTCTGCCTTGTAGTTCTTTTTGAACTCGTCCACGGCATGCGCTACGTCATGGCTGAAATTCCCGTCAAGGCTTTTCAGAAACCCCACATGTTTCTGCCAATACGCATCGTCTGGCTCAACGCCATCAGTCGGCAGGTTACCTTCCACGTAGCCTGAAATTGTACGCTGCGACAAACTGGTTTTTCCAAGCTTCGCAACCATCTCGGATAAGATTTGTTCTTTTTCCATTCTTTTCGTCTTTTAAGTATCAAACAAAAAAAAGAGCCGTACAGACGCTTTTTGCATCCATACGGCTCTTTGGCCTTTATCGGTTATTATATTTTTATTCTCCTGTTCCTGTTACCTCGATATCGACATACTTTTTGCACCTTCGGCACTTGACACGTAATATCAATACGCCTTTCAAGTAGGTCACATCTCCTAATTTCTGTCCGCAGAGCGGGCAGGTGGCCATTTGGTGCGCCATTTCATCCTGACGGATACTCACTCTGCTTCGTATCTTCAACATTCATCTTCCGAATATGCCACAAATATAAGAATGAAAATGGAATATACAAAATAAATCATCATATTTTTATATGAAAGAGTATAAAATAATATGATTTTTACTATATTTGCACAAGCCATAATAAGAAAAGAGCCGACAAGGCCTGCAAGGACATGCACATGTATGTTCTGCAGGCCTTTTTTTGATTATGTACGAAGAAGGATTTTATACGGTAGAAGGAGAAAAGATATTCGCTTACGAATATGTGGAAGGACTGCGGAAAAGGGACAAAGGGAAAAACAACCCTCTTTGCATCGTGGCGCAGCCCGGTGCGCAGGAGCAGAATCTTGCCAAAGACGTAGACATACTCATCACTGGCGGGAACCGGGGAGGGGCAAAGTCTTTCACCCTCCTTATGGAAGCCCTGAAAGACGTGTATAATCCCCGTTTCTGCGCACTTCTTCTAAGAAATGAGAAAGACGACCTTCGGGATTTGGTAAAAACTTCTTATATGCTTTATTCACAGCATGGTAATTATAACCGTTCCATCAATGACATGACATGGAACTTCAATAAGGGAGGGAATTTACAGTTTTCTTATTTTTCCGGAGGATTCGATGATTTCAAGGTACGGTTTCAGGGCCGCCAGTATAACTATATAGGCATTGACGAGATTACGCATGTAAGTTATGAAAAGTTTAAATACCTTATTACCAACAACCGTAATGCGTTTGGATTGCGGAATCGTTTTTGGGGGACGTGCAACCCTGACCCTGATAGTTGGGTACGGAAATTCATAGACTGGTGGATTGGGGAGGATGGACTTCCCATACCGGAACGCGACGGGGTCATACGCTATTGTTTTATGGATGGCAATACGGTAGAGACTATCTATTGGGGAGACACGCCGGAAGAAGTGTATGAAAAGTGCAAGTCTATCATAGACCCCTTGTATGAAGCCGGAGGATATGAGGAAATGGGGTACGACCGCGCACGCATGTTTACCAAATCCGTCACTTTTACACGTGCAAGGTTGGAAGATAACAAGAAACTTACCGAATCCGACCCCAATTATGTGGCCAACCTTGCACAGCAGGACGAAGAGCAGCGTGCCCGCGACTTGGAAGGCAACTGGAATTTCAAGAACGTGGGTGACGACATCATCAAGATGCACGACATGGAGCAGTTTTTCTCCATGCCGGAACTTACTGGAGGGAAACGTTATGCTTCATGCGACGTGGCCTTCGAGGGAGGAGACAGCCTCGTGCTATGGCTTTGGTGTGGATGGCATATACAAGATGTTTTCGTTTGCCGTCACGATAGCAAAGGTTCCCTTTCGTCCGTGAAAGCCAAACTCGAAGAGTGGGGGGTGTTGGAGGAAAACTTCACCTATGACCTTAACGGGTTGGGACAGACTTTCAAGGGATTCTTCCGGCGGGCCGTGCCGTTCAACAACCGGGAGGCCGTGGAGGACAAATACCGCTATGTCTACGACAACGTGAAGTCGCAGTGTGCCTACCTTTTTGCCCATAAGCTTATTGACGGGGAAATGTCCATCAATCCTAGGTTGCTCAAACGCAAATACTCCGGAAAGGGGTTTGAGAAATGGGAACTTAAACAAATTCTTATGAAGGAGAGAAAATGTATCCGGGCCAGTGAGGAAACATCCGATAAAGGATTCTGTCTCATAAAAAAGCAGGATATGAAAAAGTTCGTTGGACATTCTCCCGACTATATGGAGTCCCTTTTCATGCGGATGATATTCGAGATAAAAAAGCCGGGAAGGCATCGCCCGAAAGGACTTTTGAGATATGTGAACCCATTAAATTACAGATAATATGAAGAAAAGAGAAATCAAGGCAAAACGTCCGTGGAAACGCATACGTCCGTCCGGATACATATCGCACGGGAGGTTTTCTTCCATTGAAGAACCCCTTATGCCGGCAGACAATATGGAATTTGAAATCGTCACGCAGGCAGACTTCATTCGTGAGTACTATCCCACAGGGCATGCCATTAACGACCCGGCTTTTTATCCCGACATTTATCGCGAGGAAGAAGAAACCGTGTACGACGAGAACGGAGACGATACGGGGAAAAAGATAAGGCGTATATACAAGGAACTCGTTCCACGATATGCTTTTGCCTTTCAGCAGATTATTACGATTAAACAACTTGTGCATCTCTGCGGGAATGACATACAGTTTGAACTGGGTGCGGCACGTCTGACGGACGAAGAACAGGAGAAGTTCCTCTCTTTCCGCGAAGGCTGGCTTAAAAAAGACATGGAGGTGGAATTTTACAAACTGGCCTCTTCCGTAAAGAAGACTGGCGACGGGGCTTTGGTCTTTTATCTTTCCAATAGGGTATTGGGATGCAAGTCACTTTCTTACATGAACGGGGATACGCTCTATCCGCACTATGATTCCATAACGGGGGAACTGACGCTTTTCGCACGTTCCTACTACGACTATGACGACGAGGGAAACACCACGGCTGAATGGCTTGAAGTTTGGGACAAGAAATACATGTACCGTTATAAAAAAGGAGTGGGGAAGGGGCGTACCGTTTACGACGTGGTCATCGGAATATTCGGACTTGACGGGTATGTACAAGTCGGTGAGAAAAAACCGCATGGATTCCAACGTGTACCTGTGGCATACAAGAGGGATGAAGAGGGGGCATGCTGGTCTCACTCTCAAGGCAGCATCGACGGATATGAGATGTCATTTTCTCAGATGGCCCACAACAACCAGGCGTTTGGCGAACCTATACTTATCTTGCAAAGTGAGGGGGACAGCGTGGACATTCAGCACGACCTTAACGGAACCATCAAGACCCTTTCTATGGGGACCGATGACAAGGCATCATATCTTTCTTCTCAAAGTGCATCTGAATCCTATATGAAGCAGATAGACACACTTTACAAGATGATATACGAACAATCATTTTCAGTCATCCCCCCTGAACTCAAATCCGGGGATTTGCCCGCAGCCGCATTGAAGATATTATATTCCCCGGCCTACGAAAAGGCGATGATTGATGCTGCGGAATATCAGGATGTTTTGAGGGACATGGTAGAGCTTTTTGCATATGGTTATGGTGTGGAAACGGAAAACACCATCGCATTCGGGAACCTCAACATGCGCTATTACATCGAGCCCTACGTCCATATCAATAATTCAGCCGTCGTGGCCGACCTCGCATCGGCCGTACAAAATGGTTTCATGTCCGTGCAGACTGCTGCCGAAAAACTCGAAACCATCTATACCACCAATGCCGAGTATGACCGTATACTCAAAGAAAACAAGGAGAATCGTGAAGCCGCTTTGGCTGACGAGATAGCCAAGAAAAAAGCCACGTTACTGGCTTCCGCGAAAAACAATTCTTCAACTTCCGGAAAACAAAACATAAAACCGTCATGATAGAATACTCACGTAAGCTCAATACCGAGGCCAAAAAGGCGAAAATATCCATAGTTGAAAAAGCCATGGCCGACCTCATGGCACTGGGGTGGAAAGAAACCGATGCCTATATCGTCACCGGGCAGCTCAAACCCGTCCTTTCTGACCAGTACAACAACGACCAGTTGATGAAGACCGTTACCGATACGGCTTTTGCCAAATATTTAAAACTACGTTCCGCAGCCGTAAAGAGAGGAACCGAGACAGAAACCGCAAGCGAGGGAGAACCCCCTGAAGAGACCCGCTTGCTCACCAAGGAAGATGTGCTCCAACAAATGCTCAAGACCGCATTCACCCTGCCTAAGACAGACCCTAAGCGTGTGGAGATACTTGCCAAGTACGCCGACCTACAGCAAATGAAAAAAGACGAAGTGCAGGAAGAAGACAGGACGGTGCATTATTACCTCCCCCTCTCATGTCGCAACTGCGAACTCTACCAGAAGCACAAGCGTAAGCAAAACAGACAGAGCCCCGGGCAATAAGCCCCGGGGCATTCCCCTTCTTCTACTGTAACAGAAAGCATACACCGCTAAAAAACGAGTTAAGAAGGACAATATTCATATTCCACTATTCACAACAGTATTCTTAACTTTTGTTGTCCCTATTATAGATAATTACATTTATAAGGCTGACAATTTCATTCGCCTTATGAACATCCTTGCCTACATTTACGGATATGACAGGATTAGACATGCTGTTTACATTAATAAACACTGTATAGTTATGCACAACCTTGTCATCATCTTGTTTGCTTATGGATGCTTTCTTTGCCGTAACACCGCCAATAACGGCACCGGCACCGCCGAACAGAAGGCCGCCGACAACTGCGCGTTTTACCATGTTTCCTGTTTTGACCTTAGTCTCAAATGAAACAGTTCCTTGTTGAATGCTTTGTTCGTCATGTAAGCTACATCCGATTATATCATCCATTGAATAATCATGGCCTAATATCCATATCCTGTTGAAGTTGCTGAAAGACATAATATCTGATTGCAAACCTCTGTACTTAATAATAACATCCTTGTCTGGTTCTCCATATTTTTTTATTAAAAGGTATTTCTTTTTTTCATACTCGTTCTTGATATATTCTTGCTCTTTTACGATCCTTTTCTTGTAGTCTTCTTTTCTTGACTTTTTATTCTTTTCTTCTTTCTCATTGAGAATTATTCCAAAAATGCAAAATAACGCAAAAAAAACAACCAACATCCATTCCAATACTGTCCAATCCGTAATATAATCCAAAAGAAAAATAAACATTGCTGTAAGGCACATAAACTCATGAAATTTAAATAATAGTTGGGTGCAGCTCCTTTTTCATTTCTGCAACTCCTCCATCAAACTCTCTACGCTGTCAAAGGTCTCGAAATTAAAACACCACTTCCATAAATTCAGCTCCTATCTTGTGTATTTGTTCCAATATCTGTCCCTCACGCTCTTTTGATGGTTTTTTGAAACCGTTGATATAATTACGGAGCAGGGCCGCGTTTATGCCTATCAGCCTTGCAAATTCAGACACATTTATCTCCTTATGGGTAAGGAAGAAACGTTGCAATTTGCTCGGCTCTGCATCTTCGTACCCGAAACTCTCAAAACTGACATCCTCGTCAAGCTCACGCCAATGGATGCCTATTGTGCTGAATGTATACCTCTCGCGTTCTTCCGCACTTGCATTCCTCAATTTAGAGTACCATAATAGAGACTGGCGATAGGTATTGTTTCTCTCGTCCATTCCATAGATATAGTCCCCGTCAAACCAAATTTTCTTAATCTTCATTGTTCTCCTCCTTTCCGAAATATCTATTCCAATGCCTTATGATAAGGTCACTGTTTTCGTCTATCATCATTTTTATCTTTTTCAAATCGTTTGCTTTTATGTTATGCTGTTCATAAAACGCAAATTCTGTTCCGTTCCACACATACTTTGCATCGCCACCTTTTCCAATCACATGAACATGTATAGGTTCGTGGTCGTGGCTGAAAAACAGAAAAGTAAAGCCAAAGGCTCTGAATATTTCCGGCATGTTTTATATTATTTCTATCACACTGCAAATATAGGTATTATTTTTGATACCTCATAACCCCCCCGGAAATTTCTTTCCACATGTCGAAAAAAAACAAATATATCATACCTCGTATCTGATGTAACGGAAAGCATACGCCGACAGAAAGAATCAAGAAGGAAAATATTCATATAAGAAAAGAGGAAAAGCATTGAGGATGCCCACATGGCAACCTTTTCCACTATTCACAAATTTTTTGACTTGATTTTCAAAAATAGACCTCTGTGAAATACTTTCCTTCGTATCCGGCAGGCAATTTTGGCCGGAACATATATAATTAGCCTTGCAAACATTCTGGACCTTCAAAAGACTCCAGTTATTCCTGCATCTCAGAAGTTCGCTTTCTGTCGGTTCACGCCTCGATGGAAGGCAGATAAAGTCAAGGCTCTGGTAATCCGAAAAAGAATCCGATATTTTTTTGAAAGATGCACAAGAATCACGGGATACCGTATAACTCCAATACTGGCTGTCAGGCAGCAACTTGGTATAACGGATAGATTCCACCATGGGATAGTTGATATAAAGTTTCCCATTTTCCGTCTCATTGTCAAAAACAGACAACATGGACGTAATCCTCACGTTAAGCTCCTCCAACGTATAATTCCTGTTGTGGAAGTCATAATCAAAAAAAAGATAAATCTCCGAGAAATCGGAAGAGGATACGACATCCTTAAAAGGATTGTCCTCCTTGTCTTTCGATTTCTCGCGAAGAATTGACACCACATCTCCAACCCCATCCATTTCCTGCATCTTCCTGTAAAGCTCATAGATGTTGTTGCCGAAAGAACAGATGATAGCCTCATTGCCTTTTGGGAAAAACAATTTCTGCATGGAAGAGAAAAGCTGAGGTTCACGCTTGTTCCCTTCAAATATAAATAGGATCATAGGCTGAAGGCATTTCCACGGAATAACTTTTCTATGTTATGGCCAAAACGAAGTTCCTTGTCAGTACATTCATTCAATGGCTTGATCTTGTTATCTCCTATGATAAAATTACAGTCAGGACGAAGAAGGTCATTTGTCATCAGGTAAGTGTTATGGGAGGATGTGAAAACCTGGCATGACAAGTTGAACAACCGTTTGCATACCTCAAAAGAGAGTTTGAAGTGATAAAAAGCATCGAATTCGTCAATAAACACAAAAGACGCCTTCTCAAGTTGGGTGAGCCAGAAATAAAGCAACATAAGGGAGAGGGTACCCGTAGACGCTACGGTGTCGAATGGAATCAAGGTATCCCCATATCTGCACACCAGCATTTTGTCGTTAGGCTGTGGTTCGGCAAAACGGAAAACCTGCCCGCTGACCTCATACAAGAATTTCTCGAAATCCCCCGACAGGTTATGATTGATAATATACTGGTCAAGGTTCGTGATAATGGAATCAAACCCCATGTATTCATTAACCTTCAATCCCCTGAACCATAACATTCCCGATACGAAATTCTGCAACTTGATAAGATAATGGTTTTTACTCAATGGATACGAAGTAAGCAAGAAGTTAATAATAGACACATGGTTGGCATTGTTAGACAAGTTTACCTTCATGGACGATTCCATCGGAAATTGCTCCTCATCTATGGACAGTGCACTCTCATTGCGCTCGAACACTTGTTGATGGTCCACCGAAACCTTTTCTGTAATCAAAGTGCCGTTAGGACGTTTGGAATAAATGTATTCAAGTAATTGATTGTTAAACTTAAAAGTATATTCAAAGGTAACGGGAGAATCCTGATGGCCTGCATATGCAAAATTTACATAATAATCCGCCATTTTCATCTTTTGGGAAAGATGGTTCACTATGTCAAAGAGTGCAAATGAAAGATTCGACTTTCCCGAACCGTTAGAACCATACACAATCCCGTTTTTTATCACGCCATCCTTTATGGCATATTCATTAAAAGAATAATTGCTCGGACGAGACAAATCCCATTCTATACGCTCTGAAAATCCACGATAATTGGTAACAGCAAACTTTACTAACATGATAAATCACTTTGGTTCACGGCAAAGATAGCAAAAAAAAACAATATCCGTAAAAAAATTACGGATGTTGTTCCAAAATAAATGGTAATGCCTGACTATATTCGTCACATCACGTGGGATAGGAGTTTCTTTATATTATCCCTTCCCATCATTCATTCCCGAAAGTTCGTTTTTCATCTCCCACTTTCTTCTTTCCTCCTCCAGAATCTTGGCATCTTCTTCATCGCTCAAAACCTCTTCTGATTTCGCCTGTCTCTCGGACCAATCTGAATAACTTTTGTAAAACTCCTCCATAAAGTCCAAATCCGGCATGCAGTTCGACATGAGATAGCACATCTTCACCCAACTTTCCAGATACGCATGCAGGTTTTCGTCACCGGCCATTTCATTCACCATCCGGAACATCATGTTGTCCTGCCTGAACCTCATCGTCCAGAACCCCGAAACAGCCTTTATAGACACCCAATCCATTCCGTTTCCATTCTCTTTGGTAACAATAAAGTTACCCACTCTTGCTATGGTCTTCTTATTGTTCATATAAGCGTTTTTATGTTTGTTTTTTATGTGTTCCTACAAATCGTCCTCGTCATATTCAACATCACGGTCCAGCAAGTCCTGTGCCGTCAATTCCATATCCGAAACAACCGGAACAGGCTCATTCAAATCCTCTTCCGTCAGGCAATAAGCCTTGTACAGCATCCCTGTGGAAGTCCGCTTCCGGCTCTCCCCATTAAAACCCAACTTGCTCATGGCGCGCCCGAATGAAGTGATGTCCACCGGAGCAAACCCATTCGCTTCTGCATACTTTACCATGTCGTCATACAACTCCGAAGCCTTTATCCAAGTGAAAAGCTCACCTTTTACGGAAGCTGAACACCTGATTCCACGAGCATAAGCCCATGACATCGTCACATTACTTTCGCCCATGGCCATGAGCCTTTCTTTTTCACTGTTTCCACTCTTAGGGAAAATAAACCCTCTCTTTTTCAGATATTGTCCCCCACGGATAATCCAATTCAATATGCCCGGATATTCTTGACGCAAGTCATAAGCCAAATGCTTGTTCTGCATTTCATCCGGAACGATATAGCCGAATATCACATATAGGAACCGGCGGAAGAAGCCATGGCTTCCGTCCGTGCTCTTGGGCAAAGCGTTCATGTTGAATATCAGCCATGGCACATTCCTTACCGCATAGACATTGCCGCCTATCTTACGGCCATACTGGCCCTCACCGCTGCACAAGGCCTTGAAGGCATCCTCGTAGCCCGATATGTCCTTCGCCTGTACCTCCGGGCAAACGTTCACCACCTTGCCGTCTATGGCCGCTATGTTACGCATCCGTTCGTCCCCTCCTTTTATTAAGGATAGCAGGCCGATTCCGCTCACGTTTTCTTTCCCGAATATACCGGAAACGGTCTCGAATATCACGCTTTTCCCGTTGCTTCCGTTGCCATATAACATCAGGCAGTTTTCTACCTTGTCCGTCATCTTCCCCCTGTCGAACGTGCAAAGGCCAAGGTACATCTGCAAAATATGGCGGCTCTCTTTCTCCGGCAACACGGTCTTCAGGAACTCCATCCACAAAGGACACTTCGCCTTTGGATCATAATCGAAATCATGAAGGTATATCACATGGAAATCCGGACTGAAAGGATGAAGTTCCCTCGTCGTAAGGTCCAACACGCCGTTACGGTAGGCTTGTATGTGAAAAGCTGGATCCAGCATACACCATAGCTTCAACGACCTGAAAACTTCCGAAATCAAATATTTCAATCCTTGTAGTATGTCTGAATTTCCAACGCCTATCTTACGAAGGTAAAGGTTCAAAGCACGGTAAAGCACATCGTTTATGATCGGAACGTATATCTTGCCATTATACCAATATACGCTACCATGGAAATATTTCAATGTGCTTTTCTTGATTACACCGTGCAAAATCTCTTTCAAACCTTCTATCCTGTCATGCCAATCCTTGCTTGCACATATTGTCGAAATCGTACCTCTGTCCGAACAATTTTCAAACAAAGTAACCAGGTCTTCTATTACCTTGTCGTAGTCCAACTTCTCATCTGTTACCTCCGTCTTTATTTTACCCCTATACATAATATATACTTTATATCTAACCGCGAGACATCATTTCATTGAAACAAATTAAACACTACAAATATAATCATTTATTTTCATTATATTCATATTGTTTTCTAATTATATGTATATCAGTATATGATAAAATGTATAAGGGAATATGGACGCGTCATAAAATGTATATCAAAAGACATTTATTGATTTTATATTTGTTGTAATGTGTTAATAATGGTTTATAATGAACGAATGTGTGTATAATCGAATGAAAAATCGGAAAGAAAAAATTTTTAGATGGAATGAATCTGCGCTTGTGGCGTACCTCTCAGGGGGGGGGAGGGGGGCGTTATATTATACATATAATATAAGTATTTTATAATAAAATCAATTATTTCTTCACCCCAATGAGGATACAAAGAATACATGTATTTTTGTATTCCTCCATCAGCAGAAAAGAAAAGTATCCATGTAGCCACGGCAATACACAAAAAAAGTTCCGTTTTGCTTGCGGCGTGATTCCTCCCGCCTTTACTCTTTGTTGTTTTCTTGTGTCTTTTGTTCTTGTTGTATTTTGAAAATAAACTACAAGTGTAATTCTTGTATTTATCTTTTATTTATTCTGTATATCAGTTAATTATAAGATAAAAATAAATTGTTTTTTCTTGAAAAATAAGTGATATTTTCTTTGTGGTTTCCCGAAATTTTCGTATCTTTGTAATGCAGGAAAGAGATAAAAAGAAAGTTCTTCACCTGTAGCGAGTTTTGAAATGATGGATTAAAAAAGGGGTTGCAAGTACTGACAATACTCACAACCCCAAAGAAAGGGATAACTAAATAAAGTACCCCCCCTAGCAGAGGACAAAGGTACTTTGTTTAGTTAGAACTTCCAAATAATCCACCGAAATTTTTATGAACTGGTAGCCATTTTAAGGCAACGAGATAAAAAAGCGGTGTTCTTTGAATTTTTGAGGGAAACGGTTATAAAGCAAAAACCCCGGGTATAGTTCCCGGGGAAAGCGGCTGACTTGAATCAGCCAAATAAACCGTTTGGCAATGGTTTTAAAAATCGTTGTTTGCGTGTGGAGAATAAACCTATTAATTATAACGGTTAAGTTCTGACACGCGCGGGGCGCAAATTGACAGTACCGCCCCGCAAACGGTTTTTCCATTCCTTTGCAAATATAGCCTTATTCCTTGAAAGTTCCAAAAAAGAATCCGAAAAAACATACAGCCATTGCCGCACGATCCCGAAAGCGGTATATAAGTTGAGGGATAGAACTAAACACTCGTAGACGTGTCCGGGTGCTATGGCACATAATACGGCTGCATGTTTGCGTACTAATGTAGTTTAAAGTCCCGGTAAGGCGGGCGCGCATTCCGTGTAATGTAGCCCGCTTTTTGGCGGCCGGTTCCAAGCCCGGGGAAATACAGAGGATACGGAAAAATGAATTATTAACAATTTAAATATTACAGTTATGAAAAAGGGAAATCTACCTACACAGGAATACGAGTTAATTAATGTGTGTATGCAAACCGTTGAAAGCGGTACGCCGTTAACGTGCGATGATTGCGGACGTACAATCTTTAACATTGCTACTATAAAAGGAAAAAGCGACGGGAAAACGTACAATGTTGGTTTGTCGTGCGTAAAGAAGCTGTTAAATAAGTCCATCTACTTTGATTTAGAAACGGGGTGGGAATTTGAACGAAAGGAAAGCGAATGGAAACAAGCTATGAATAATTTAAAGCTGCTTAAGAAACGCGCAAATAATTATACATTCACTCTTTACAGGTATAAAGATGGAGAAACATTTTGTATTGAATTGGAAAGCAAAAACGGATGGCAAAGAGGACACACCGCCGCAATGTCATTAGACAAATTGCCGTTATTTTCCGAATTTGTCAAAGCGTGAACGGTTTAACGCCGTTCACCCGGTGCAAGTTCCGGGACACGCACAAATTAATAACATAAAAAACTATCATTATGAAAGCAATCGAACAAATTACAATGCTTAAAAGAGAACTTCAGGCGTATTATGACAATGCGAGTAAAGGCGGCGCAAACAGACGTAAAAACATGATACTGTTACGTTGGGACATCCGCAAATCAGAGAGGGCAAACAAGAAGGGTAATAATAATAAATAAAAAAGCTATGAAACGAACGATTTTAACCGCCTATTTTGAAGGTGTCGGGTTTACAATGTATGACGAGATTACAACGGCTATAAACCTGGAACCGCTGGAGGCTGCAAAGTATTATTTGAACTTAACAAAAGTAGATACCGCCTTTTTCAAGGGTGAACCGATTGAGTATAAAATGAAGTGTACACACGTTCGCACGGACGAGGTGCAGGAATGGGACGGCAAAGAGTGGAAGGACATAACAAATAAAGAACCTTTTGCCGTTGGGGCATGGAAAAAATACGGAAATGAATTTATACACGTTGCGCCCTACAATGTCGGAGGGAAGGTAACGCGGTTTAATTAAAAGATAATAGGAGGAAATAAATATGAGAACGAAAAGCTATAATGATATTGAAAAGCAAGTAAATAGGATGCTAAACTTTATGTTGGATTCTTTAGGTTATGGATATAGCGATCCATGTAGTGAAGAATACAACTTTGTTGCATCTTCCAGATTGGAATACATAAGAAGAACACAACATTCATATATAAGCAATATCAACAAGTCGGAGGGATTATACCCTGATATGTATTGCGTGCATAAAAGTGAATCTAAACAATATCCACGAAAAGTGTATGCAGGATATTAAAAACTAATAATCAATTAGGAGGACAAGAATATGAACAATATAATTATAGACAAGCGCAATTTATTAGCCTATAAAATTGAAAGCGGCAACCATTATAAAAGTATTCCGTGTACAATGGTTTTGCGTCTGATGGATACGGACGAGTATGCAAATAACTATTGCAAGGCTTTAGCTTTGGTTTTGGAACTGTTTCCGGAAATAGATCGCGCGGAACTTGAAAAGGAATTAGATAAGTATATTTAAGTTTAACCAGCAGGGCGGAAGCCCTGCACAATATAGAAAGCTATGACAACAATAAAAGTACATTTCGAGGACAAGCAAGGCAATACTAATACAGTAACTACCAGAATAAACGGAACACCGGAGGAAATAAGCCGCTATTATCTGGATAAGTGGTTTAATTTCCCGGACTATGAAAGCAAAAACGGGACGGACTGTTATACAGACCATTTTTACAGAGGTACACAAGTAGAGTTTTTAAACTGATGGAGGGTGAAGAAATGATTAAATATAGATTCACCAAAAAAGAAGTTGACGAGATGAGTTTTAATATAAGAACCCATACCGACAACGAGAAAAGCGAGGCAAAAAGCGCGTGGCGGTTGCGCCTGTTATTGGAAGGGCTGGCGTATTGCTGTGAATACAATAAAAAGGAAAAGGCGAAAAGGTTGCGCCGCCTGGCTTTGTACGAAAGACTCACAAAAAACGATTTATTGATAATCCAAACAACTATTTAAAACAGTTAGGACTATGATTAACCAAGCAAAACTATTAGACGGCTTTATATATCAAATAGTAAGCGCAAAAAATGCCCTATTTGATGAATTAAATGACAAATACGAAGGTTTGCCCGTAAATGAGTTAAACGCACATTACAGGGCGGAATATCAAGCCGTACAAGACGCATTAATGAAGTGTTTGCAAATATTAACCACTGAATCGCACCAGCTCAAAGAGCAAGCCGGCCAATAAACAAAAGCCCGTTATACAGGTACGCGATAATTTCGAATGGTTTAATAAAAACGACCACATGACAATACGATAATAGCGCGTTGGGGCTTCGGCCAACGTTACTTGCAATGATGCCCCGCCGGTAATACGGCCGGCGGGTTAGTGAAAAGGAGGATAAAACATGTATTTAATTATATTTGTATGCGTCGTGTTGGCGATAGCCGACGGCATAGACATGGAGAAATTAAATGAGTTTTTGAATAAGGATTAATAAAATAATTTATATAATATGTTTGTAATAGCGTGTATTATTTGGATGGTTATAAATTCATTTTCTCAACTTACAGGGGGAAACGGGTTTAAGGGGTTTTAATGGATTTTAGAACATGATTCCCAAGAATATATTATATATTTGGGTGGTGAAAAATAATGTTTAATTTAATATAGGAGGTTTTTATTATGCCTATTGCTTTTATTTTATTATTAGCTTTGATAATATTACTTTGTCTTGGTGTTACTTTCGGGGGCCTTTTGTGGATTCCTTTTGCGGGGATTGCCCTTGCTGCTGTAATTGGCTTTATTATGGCCATGGCTGGAGTAAAACAGCCACCTAAATTTAAAGATGTTATGAAAGAAAAAATGAATGAAGAAATCAGAAAGAACAATGCACGGGGAAAAAGAGGAACGAGATAAGAAACAGGAAAAATAAAAAGGGTAAGAAATGACCGGTAGGAAATTAGCTGAACCACGTAAAACGAAAGTTTATAGTGTCCGTTTTGATACAGATTTGGAACGTTTTATAAATTCCGTACCTAATAAGTCGGAATTAATAAACTTTCTGATCCGGAAAGAGAAAGAAAGGGTTGAACGAGTTGAACGAATTAAAGTCCGTGAAATGCTTTGTAAAATGGAGGAGGCGCAAAAATGAAATATGAATTAAGAAAAGTTTTTTTGGAGAAATACCCGAAGTATGAAATAATACTTCGTATGTATGAAGAGGCGAACGGTTGTGAATGTACGTTTGAAAGCCTTTCAAAAATTCGTTTGCAGAAATTTATAGATTATATGTCCGGAAGGGTTGCCAAAAGTTCGGCAAGGCAATACGCTGCAAAGTTTAAGGCCGTATTAAATTTGTATTCGGAAGAGTTCCATATACCGAACGACTATATTAAAATACTCAATTTAAGAAATGAGAAATGCGTATCTATTTGGTTGAACGATGGTGAGCTCGAACGACTTTCGGGATATAAGGCCAAAAGTGGGAATGAACGACTTGTACAAGCACAGTTCCTTATAGGCTCTTATTCCGGAATGAGGCGCAGCGATTATTCACGTATGACCGAAGAGAATATGATGGACGGCTTTTTATCGTATGTTTCCCAAAAGACAAAAATACAGGCAACCGTACCCTTAAAGCCAATCGTTGCGGAATTGATTGAACGAGTTGTAATAAGCCGGGAAATATCAGAGATGGCATTTAATGAGATAATCCGGAATATCTGTAAGGAATGCGGGATTAATGAACGGGTGAAAGTCTTCAAGGCCGGGAAGGAGGTAACAGGGGAGAAATGGATGTTCGTTACCAGCCATACCGCAAGAAGAAGCTTTGCCACGAATTTGTATCTCCGTGGTGCCGACCTTTACAGTATAAGCAGGATGATGGGGCATTCATCCGTAACTATGACTGAAGGATATGTTGTATGCGGGTTGAGAGAACAATCGAAGGAGGTTTTGGAGTATTTTAAGTAATATAACAAAAATTACAAGTTGAGTTTTGCACGTGTTTTGTACGTATATTATTTATTGCGTTGTATATTATTGTATTTTAGTTATTTATGTGATAAAGCTTTATGCCTCTCACGCATGCAACACGGGTTCGATTCCCGTAGACGCTACAAATTGAAAATCAAGCGGTTATCTATAAAGATAGCCGCTTTTTTTGTGTTGTTTTTGGTGGGTATATTAGCCAAAAAACGGCATAAAACAGCATAAAACGGCACAAAACGGCTCATGTTTTTGCACATCCTTTGCACATCCTTTGCACAAAAGTGGCTATATTTGCACGAGAAAACCAATCGGTTAGCCTTTTTTCAGAGGCATTAAAAAACAAATATATGAATAATATATCGTTTTATTTGGATAAAAGAAGGAAAAAAGATGATGGAGTATACCCTATACGCATATACCTTTGTCATCGTAAAGCAATATTCGTTTCCACGGGGCTTTCGGCACACGAGGACGAATGGGAAGGAAAATATATTTCTGCGAAATCAAGGAATGCAAGGGCGCGTAACTCAATGCTGCGGAATATACTTGATAGGGTGGAAACATTGGTTATTTCGCTTTCGAAGGACAAGAAGCTTCCTTTTATGAGTGACAAGGAACTTGCCGCAGCCATAAGGGAAGAAATATCAGGCGAACCTGCCAAAAAAGAAACGTTCGTGGATTTCATCGGGAGGTATGCGGTAAAGCAAAAAAAGGAGAATACAAAGACTGTTTACCTTTCTACTAAAGAAAAAGTATTCCAATATGATGGGAACGCTACATTTCAAACCATTGATTTGAATTGGTTGGAAGGTTTTGATTCATGGATGGAGGGGAACGGGCTGTCTGTAAATTCGAGATCAATACACCTTCGTAACATACGTACGGTCTTTAATGAGGCAATAGACAACGGAGAGACATCATTCTATCCGTTCCGGAAATTCAAGATAAGGAAGGAAGAGACCCGCAAACGTTCCCTTTCGGTGGATGACCTTAGGGTTATTAGGAATTACCAGGGTGAAGATTTTATAAAGGAGTACCAAGACATGTTCATGCTCATGTTTTATCTTATTGGTGTAAATAGCATAGACTTGTATAAGGCGTCTCCGGACAGCATAGTGGACGGGAGGTTTGAGTATAAGCGTTCAAAGACCGGAAGGTTGTTTTCAATCAAGGTGGAGCCGGAAGCCATGGAAATCATAGAACGTTATAAAGGGAAGGAGCACCTGTTGTATGTGGAGGACCTTAAAGATTACCGTACTTATACCTATGCCATGTGCCGTGGGCTGAAGAAGCTTGGGGAGGTTGAGGTAAAAGGAAGGGGAGGGAAGAAAGAGAGGAAGCCGCTATTCCCAGACATCTCTACGTATTGGGCCCGCCATACATGGGCCACGATAGCCGCGTCATTAGATATTCCTAAGGAAACAATTTCGGCTGCGCTTGGCCATGAAATAGGGAGCAGGGTGACATCCATTTATATAGATTTCGACCAAAAGAAAGTGGACGAGGCCAACCGGAAAGTTATGGATTATGTCCTGTATGGAAAGGAGTGACGAAAAACGTCTGTATTTATGTTGCAAGACAATGGATAATAAACTATATTTGCAGTATGTGGAAAGAGAAATTAGGCAATTATTTGATTGATGTTTCCAAGTACTTTCTTACTGGTGTGTTTGTCGCATCGTTGGTTAAAGACTTGGAGGAAATAAGATGGCTTATTTATGTGCTTAGTGGAAGTGTGGCAGCCGTTTTATTGTTATTAGGTTTAATTCTAACGAATAAAAAGGAGGATAAATGATGGGAAGTTTAATTATTCTAGGAATGGTAGGAATACCATGCTTGGTGGCTCTCCTTTGGTTCTTAACCCCGTCCGGCAAGCGCTGGCTGAAGGATAACCACATGATTTGACGGATTCTTTTATATGTGATTGTAGTCGTCAGGGGAGCTGTTAAAGCTTCCCTTTCTTGTGGTCAGTATTTTGCCCGTTTTATCCTTGTAATCGTTCTTTTGAGTTCATTGGCAAGTTTCTCCGCATTCTCGATTTCGCGCGTCAGTTCGCTTTTTGGAATCCAAATCTTGTCCAACATGTCCCCGTCCCCGGTGCAAAGCCAGGTGATGTTCAGTTCCGGGTATTTTGAATGTATTCTCGATATGATGTCAGTCCCCATGGTTCCCGGCCTTCCTTTTGTAGCCGTATTGGCAATATACTTGTTCGACAGCCCGCATGTCTTTTCAAACTGGCTGGTCCCGGTTATCGTTTTATTCTGTTTCAGGTAAAGCACGAATTGCCTTAACCTGTCAATAGCTCTTTCTTCCATTTCTTATTATTCCGTATAATATCTTATAATATACTTTATTTCCCTATCTTTATTTGGTGGATGAGGTGTCAACTATGATTTTGTATGAAGGGAATCAGGATGGTAATCGCTCGTAATACGTACATAACCAGATGGAAATTGTACATATTTTTCTTTCGTAAATTTTAATATCAAATCACCTAAAGAGCGTCCAGAAGTCCCTTTTTGGTGAATTTTCGACACAACAGAGTAATATACGTTTGTCATATTGGGTAGTATACTTGATTTTAAATTGTTTGGTTTGTCTAAAATCATAAAAAGTGAATTTACAACTACATCAATTCTGTCTTTATTCAATCCATCTTTTATAGCAACATTTAAGGCATCTATGTATCCATCTATTGCGTATTGATCGAAATATGTCTCCTTATCCATTTTCATTGCATAGTTAAATACGGATGTAAATGTTATATCTGATTGCATATACTTCAAACTATTTTCAAGTTCCAAATAATCATCCTTCAACTTTTGATTCTCTGCTTTTATCACTTCAACTTCTTCCCTAACCTTTTCTTCTGCTTTTTCTACTTTTCTATTAAAATCCACCACTGTATATATATTCCAACCAAGTAATACAGTTACAGGAATGGACACTATAGTTGCTATTGTACCTATCATACCTTCATCACCATTAAAACAAAAAGGATTTCGCATATAGGCGCATAGAAAAGCAGCAATAGCAATAATAATAGTAATGGTACATGCAATCTTTATACCTTTACTATCATTGCTAAGCCATGCCCCGATTAATGAAATTGTCGCCAACATTACAATTAGAGAAAATCCTGCAATTATACAAGCATCCATACGTTTATTTATTTAATATTTGGATAACCTTATCTTTTATACCGTTCTATATTTTTCTCTATCAACTCTTTTGATGGAGAATAAAAGAAATACCAGTCTTTATTTTGTTCGTCTTCTACCGATGCGATGTAAATTTGTTGTTTGTATTCTTGATACCAATGAATGTTATTCCCAACACTAGTCAATCTTTTATACCTTTCATCCATGCTATTGGCGGCATCAAGAAAATACGAAACAGTATTTTCGAGTTTTTTTACATGTGATACTACGATGGTTAGTTTTTCATCGTTGAAAAGGTAGTGGTGAAGAACATTTCCTTCTCTACAAGTAAGAACATTTTCTACTTCATTCGTTACAGAACTGCACATATCTTTGACTTCTGAATACGTCTTGTCAAATTGTAATATTGGATTTCCGCAAAAGTCATTTATAGGTGTAATGTGCAAAGTGCACTCTGCTTTATTTTGACCGTATGAAACTATGACCTTAGTAGTTCCTACTTTATATGCCTTTATTTCTATTTTATCATTACTGGTGCTTGCATAGGCATAAAAATCATCTTCTATTCTTATGTTGCACTTATCAAGTTCAATGCCATCAACAGAAAGATAAGCGGTGCCATTATAAGGTATATCTAAATTGCTTTTATCCAACTTTATTTCTACAACATCTAGCTCTATCTCTTTAGGTTCATAATTAGGATTAAGCCATGTGTTATTTAAGAATAATTGAAGTTTTTGGCTCAATATTGATTTAAAACTATTTTTTTCATATTCTTCAAATAGCGCATTCCCCTTTATACTTTCCTTAAACTTTAAAAGTTTTTCAACTTGCTGCATATCATCTAAAGACTCTATTTCCAAGTTCTTTCGGAAGAATATCATTACATCTTTTCCTGCTTTTAAATGCTCATTAATTTCCTCTACACTTCCACTTATGTCAGTATCAGTGGGAGTTCCTAATTTTGAACCAAATATGCAAATAAGCAAATCACTTTTATCAACTACTTGCTCGTTAATGATCTTTTGTGGATGTTTTCCACTATTCGGATAGGCACTAATAGACCAATGTAAAGGAAGCAAAACTTTATGATGTAATTCTGTATGTACATAATTCCATTCATTTATAACATCCTTTGCTATCTGCACTTCCTCTTTTATGTCAGATGGTGCACCTATCATTATTCTATAAACCCTTGCTATAAAACTCATATTAATTTTTCAAATTCAAACCACCTTCTCTATAATACTCTGGATTCTTTCTGCTGATTTCATAACATTAAATTATTTTATTATGGTTTGTTTTTTTATTATTTTATTCCTATTTGAATCTTCGTATATCCACTCAACTTCGTACATAGATGGTGAACGTGTCAAAAAGAGTACCCTAACACTTATAGAGGTTTTTGCAGGTAAACTTTTTATTGGAAACTTCTTTCTCTCATTATTAAGAAGGACATCAAGATCCGAACATACAAAATCTATATTTTGCGCATCTCCGTCTCCAATGTTTTTTACCACTAATCTTTTACAAGTTTTAGTTATACATAATTCTCCAATTATTATTGCTTCTTTAGGTATCTCCAAATACGTATTATAGACATCTCCAATATGTCCATCTCTATTATCGCCTAAATTTATATGCCCTAAAACATTATTAAATGTATCTTTTTCTTTTTGGGGAGTTTTAGCACTAAATAGTCCTCCAATTTTAAAGTCTTTCTTTCTCCAAAGAACAACAATAGCCAATATGATAATACCCAATATACACCACATAATAGTTGGCACATCTTTTAAAAAATGCAAGTCCATATTGCACACTTCATTTTTTTATTTCGTTTCAGTCATTGATACTAATTTGTCTATTATGATGTCTCTTTGTCGATAGTTAGATATTAAATCTTTACATAGCTCATATAACTTATCCCCATTCTGTGGATTTTTTAAAGATTTAAGTCTCTCAATTTCTTTTTTGAGAGAATGAATCTCAATTTCATTATCCGCAAATTGTTGATTGTCTGTCTTTATCATATCTCCTTTCCCGCTTAGGAGCCAATCTGCTGATACACCTTCACATTTTTCATAAATAACTTCTGCATCAAATGTATTACGCGATAGCCACGCGCTAACAGTTTGTGGCTTAACCCCGATATGGGTTGAAAATTTTGCCTTATTACCATCTGTGTAATAATTAATTAGGCATTCAAGCATTTCTGATTTACGCATACCATAAAATGTTAAAGTAAACAAATTGTAGATATAAGTATCCGCAGATTGTTGTTTTGTATCCGCGAACTGCATATCTTTGCACTATAAAGTTATAAATAAAACGCAAATAGCATTGCATCATAAAGAAATAAATATGGAAAAAGAAGTAGAAAAAAAGCCGATTGGTCCGACATTGAAGAGAATGCAAGTGGGGGACAAGGAAACGTTTCCGGTTTGGAGGGCATTATCCGTACGCTCAACTATTGGTCAGATACAAACAGTTACGGACATGCGGTTTTCAACCCGTTCGGAGTACCCTGATTTTATTGTGACGCGGAAACAGTAAGGCTATGGCAAAGAAATTCTATTATATGAACGGGAACGGGTTACTATTGTGTCGGATGGACATCATTGGACATTCCCGTAATGATATAAACAAGATTACCATTGATGTAAAGCGGCTGTTTGAGGTAACGGACGAAGAATTGATGAGCTACCGTAATGTAGGACCAAAGTACCTTGCCAAAATCAACGCGATACGGGAGGAGTTGAAGAAATTTTTATTTGAAGTCAAATCATAAAAGATAAATAGCTATGGAATCATTCAAAAAATGGATGGACAGGGTTGTTGGTAAAAGACCTGATATAACAGCAGACTGGAGTACTACTAACGCAGAAACATTAGTTCCTGTAAAAAACACACGTAAAAGCGAAGAAACATCCGTAGCGGCATTCCACTTGATGATTGCAACCATGTGTATTGAATACATGAAACGTATGTCATCAATTCAATTTGCAGATAATTCAGAAAAGAAATCCGCACTTGAAAAATTGGGATTAACCAACAGTAAGACGTACAAAGACATTGTTGCTTTAGATGATATGTATAAAGAGGTTGAATTATTAAATTATCTCAAACCTATTTTCCCAAACAGCATGTTTATGAAGTTGGAGGATTTCAAGGCATTGTGCAGAAAATACGGGCTTGTATGTGGGACGCTTGATGAATTTAAAGGAGAGGTTCCCGATAAAAACTTAAAAGAAATAGATGCTGCTTTAGAAATAGTTAGCAATGGAGAGTATAATATATCGCAGTACTTTGAACATGAGGTATACACTTTTAAAAAAATTACTGTCATTGAAGGGAAAGGTACAAATTATAGGAATCAGATTGAAAAGATGAAGGATGATTTAAGCCATTTCCATTTTCGTAAATGTTCCCTAGGGGATATAATGAAATTATATGGTTCTAGGCAAATACGAGAAAGACACTTATTTGGATTGGATATATCAGGTATTTACGTAGATCATACATTTCTTCATCCTAAACAGATGCTTATTGCAGCATCACCCGATTTAATGAGTAAGATACAAATTTCTTATGAAGAAATTCCTGCCCCAAAACCTATGATTGACGACGACCCTATTGTATTCCAGATACTTTCGCATGATATTGTGATGATACATTCAAAATGGGGCGATGGATCAAACGATCCAATGTTTGATGAGAGAAAACTATGAGTACGGGATTCATCTTATTGTTCATCGCATGGGCGATAAGCACAGTGGAGAACATCTTCCTTTTGTGGTACTTGAGGAAGCATATTTGGAGAAAAGAAACAGATTGAAGTACTTTAAAAAACTAAAGCAATGAAAGAGAAAGAATGCACATGTCCGATATTCCGGGCGTTGAAAAAGAAAGGGCTTCGTTGGAATCCCGAAACGGGGGTGATAGAAGTCAATAGACTTTGGAGGGCAAGATTGGGAGAAATTTATTTTTTCATAAATTCCAATGGAGAATTATATCCCGAAAAAGAGCTCAATAATAAAATAGATAATATGCGTTGGAAAATAGGTAATTATTTCAGTACAGAAAATGAAGCCCAAAAATACGCCGACGAGTTCAAAAGGATATTGCAAGGAAGAACTTTAGACAAGGAGGAATAGATATGAACAAGATAATCCATATAGAACCATTGTATCGTGACCTGATGGTGCATTTTGGTAGCCCAAAATCCCTAAGGAAAGAGTTGAAAAGGTATGTAGATGAAAGTGTAATAAAACGTGTTTATGACGACAATGAGTTTAATGGAAAGAAAGCGTTGACCTATATGAATCAAGATTGTGGGGTGTTCTTTGTCTGGATGCCCAACAAGCCGTCTACTGCGGAGGATTTGGGATTCCTCGTACACGAATTGTTTCATGCAGTAGTAGAGATGTGCGAAATAATAGGCGCAGAACTCGTTTCACAATCCCAGGAATTCTACGCTTATCTCATTGGTTACTTAACCGAGCGTGTCATTACAGACTGTAAAATCAGCCTTTCTTGTCCCGTTCAATAACAGTTGTCTTTGGATGTTTCTTCGCATACTCCATTGTAACGTAACGTCCTGTGATGGCACTTCGAGGTTTACCCTTTGGCATTTGAGATTTTGATTTCGTCATAAGAAACAGTTTAAATTATATGGCAATATTACCAATCTGATAGAAACAAAAAATATGCCAATCCCCTACGGACGGTATGAACGGCATCCGGTAGCGAGAATCGGGTGGGGGACCAAAAAAGAGTTCTTTGACTTGTTGTTGGTGCAAAAGTAAATGAGACATAAAAGGAGCGGCTTTCGCCACTCCCAGGGTTTTTAACCTCTGCGAATCCGAACGGTAGTGCGTACGGAAGTCCTCACAGTGGTTCTAACCCTCACGGTAACTTTTGCCATGGCGTGAATTATTTAAGTTAATACTTGGATAATCTCAGCCTTATCCTTTAGGCGAATGCCATTAAGGTAAGATGGTTTTCAGGATAACAGGCAAAAGTTACTTTTAATCTTATTCGGCTTTGATGGTGATGGGCTTTCCGCAGTGTGGGCACGAAATAACACCGGATGCTCCATTTACATCTTTTGGAGAAGCAAATAGTTGCCATAAAGGTACATCTAACTTTGAAGCAATCCTTTGGGCTGTTTCAACAAGCATTTTACCTTGTATTTGCTTACTTAATGCCTGCCTGCTTATTTCAAGCATGTCGGCAAGTTCTTGTACGGTAATACCTTTCTCTTTTAATATTTCTTTTATCCGTGTCATGACTGCAATTTTTTGCAAAGATAAACCATTCTTAGCGATGTAAACAGAATTATTTACTAATAAAGGTTAATAGGAAATATATTTATTTCCAATAATTTGTTTTATGACAATAAAACTATTTACTTTGCACCAACAAATAAAAACTCACAGAAAGGCGTGAAGCTACCAATCGAATTGGCCTGTGGGTGCACAAAATCCAGTTCTTTGACATATTGCGAACATCAGTCATGCCGGAATGTTGGCGAGCGGAAACGCGGAGAAACCACCCAAGCGGAAGGCTGAAAGAGAAAGCGGACAGCGGGATTTCACCTTATCCCATCAAGTATATCGCATTGGGGCGCGAGCACGCTACCGCCGAAACTCATGATACATATAATCCACCGCAAAAGGCGTGATGCCGTCAATCGGATTGGCGCGGTGGAACACAGCAAATTAAGTTCATAACAACAGATTATAAAGTTTTCGTAATGAAACGGAATAGCTATCGTCAGAAGTATGAAGAAGATGGTCAAACAAATCTTCAAAGTAATCCCACTTGCGCATGTCCCCAAAATGGAGGATTATCTTCCAAAGATGATTGTTCTCTTCAAAAAACGGAAGAATTGTCGCGGATAGATTTGAGTAAATTTCCCGTTGGTACACGGGTTGTTCGAGTGTCGCCATATTTGACCTTAGATATTCCCGACAGTTTTTTTGAGCAGAACCAAGGTTCGCATGAAGACAGAGGATTACATAATCTTTATACGAAAGAAGGCTATCTATCCGAAGAACATCGCAAAGAACAATTAGCCTTTTTAAATGGGCGATCGCCGAAAGGTCGCAAATAGCTTCCTCAAACCATATCATCCCTGATATATCACCGGACATTGTGCCGTTAATCAGGTGGTGGCAGTACTCATGAGAGAATTGGTAAACCCAACGCCACCAGTCGTCACCACTTACATGTAAGCATATCTTATGGCCAATTTGACCATTATCATATATGGTAGGGCATTCATCCTTGTATGATATTATGCAATCACTTGTATGGAATACATCATTTCCTATCCAATTTGAGAAATCAATTTGGACTTGTTGTAATAGGCGGTAGACAATATCCTTGTTGTAGTTGCCAAAACGAGGGTCTTCCGCAACGTATAAATTTGTTGAAATTCTATTTGTAATCATAAGTTTTAAATGTGACGCTGCAAATATAGAATAATCCCGGCGTACTTCCAATATCAAAGTAAGTTTTAAGTGTGACGATTTTTCTTTTACTTCATTGGAAGTGCGCCTTTCAAACCAATCTCCTCCGGTAAAATTCCGGTATGCGGAGACGCTAAATACCTATTGTTGGGTTGAGGAGAACTAAAACTTAAAAGCTAAAATTATGGCACAAAGAAGAATTATGAAAGTCGAGCCGGTTCAAAAGAAATGGCTCTCGATGCAGGAAGCAATGGCTTATCTTGGATGTAGTGAAAGATTCCTTCGTGAATTGAAAAACAATGCCGAAGTGAAATTTGCCAAGAGGGGACGGATGATATGGTATGAGTTACAAAGTTTAGACCGTTTTTTCGAGCGTAACCGTATAATATAAATGGATCGTCATGAAAAAGGTTTTTTACATACTATGTTCTTTGGGCATTGTATATGCTTTCATGCGTGCTGGCCATTCCGACATGGTTTCACAGGTAATATATACCATGCCGGAAGATATTTACGAAGACATCGTGGACAGCCTTCGTATGCAAGGGCATGAGCCTTCTGACGAGATGATAGCGGATTTCTATATTGAAAATTATCAATGAAAAGGACTGAAATACAGAACCTGGCATCGTCCATAGAAGATGAACTCATTAGAATGTTCGACTATGACACAAGAAGGTCTGTCGTCCGGCTTGAATCCGGTCATTATTCGGTTGAGGTTTTTTATGACAGCCTATCCGGAGAATTGGATGTAGGCATTTTGGGAAATTTATCCAATATGGAGCTTTCTAATTTGTCCCAATCAATAAAGGATTCCATAAGTACTGAAAAAGTAATGAACGAGGTACATTTGGAAGAATCCGTAATGGAACGTGAGGAAGAATGCGAATGGGATATGAAGTGGGCATTGGATCACAGTCCTTTGTATAGATGACAATAAAATAATTATCACAGGTGCGGATGTTGCTCGTTTTATTATGGACGTGACCTGAAGAAATTCCTCAAATCAGAAATGGAAGTAAAATGAAAGAACTAATAGAAATCCAACACAACCTGAAAGCCCCCAAAGGGCAATGGAATAACTTCGGGAAGTATAAGTACCGGAGTTGCGAGGACATACTGGAGGCATTGAAGCCCCTATTGTATGAACATAAGTGCGAACTTACGATTGCCGACGACATGGTTCTTGTGGGCACGCGCATATATGTAAAGGCCACCGTTACATTAAAGAATGAAAACGGTGAAATCGTATCGACTACTGCTTATGCTCGTGAAGAAGAAAGCAAGAAAGGTATGGACGGCTCACAGGTGACGGGCGCGGCTTCTTCATACGCCCGGAAGTACGCCCTGAACGGAATGTTTTGCATCGACGACACTAAAGACAGCGACGACACCAACACTGATGGTAAAGACGACGGGCTTTCCTACAACAGGGACACGGCTTTCCAAGAGATAGATGCCGCCAAAGACACGGCAGAACTTTCTAAGATATACAATAAATATACCATGCTCCATGCCGACAAGGCTTTCATGGAGCGTCTGGGTGCAAGGAAAAAGGAGGTGCCTTATGTACAAGCTTAAAAAGTCCAAGGTCGTGTTTTATCCGGCCACTCACACCTACGTAACACCGGACGGCCGGATGCTTGATGGGATAACCGGAATGATTTCCCGGCAACTTTTTCCCAGTAAGTATGACGGTGTGGATGAGGAAACGATGCGTAACGCCGCCGAACGCGGTTCATTCATCCATTCGGTTTGTGAACTGGTGGATAGCTTGAATATTGAGCATGAAAGCCCCGAGGCAATGGGGTACAAGGAGTTAAAAGATACATACGGCTTGCGGCATGAGGAAAGCGAATACCTTGTGTCAGACAACGTACACTTTGCGAGCTGTATCGACAAGGTTTACAGGGATGGCGAATCAACATTTACATTAGCTGATATAAAGACTACTTATAAACTTGACAAGGAATATGTCAGGTGGCAGCTTTCCATCTACGCCTACCTTTTTGAACGTCAAAACCCCGGAGCGAAAGTCCTCCACCTTTATGCTATCTGGCTACGCGGAGAACGACATGAACTCGTGGAAGTTGAACGCATTCCGGATGACGTGGTGGTGTCATTGATGGAACACGAAGTGGGCGGTGAGCAATTCACCAACCCTTATGCACCTTCCGTCACGGACACAAGCCTTCCGGAAAAATATGCCGCCATGGAAGATGCCATAGCCGAAATCGACCGGCAATATAAATATTGGTCGGAAAAGAAAAAGGAACTGGCCGATGGCGTAAAATTCGAGATGCAGAATGCCGGTGTAAGCAAGTGGGTCGGTGACAGGGTATCTTTTACACGCAAGGAAGACAGCGAAAGGGAAGATTTCGACAAGAAACGTTTTGCCGCCGACCATCCCGACCTTTACAAAGCTTATCTCATCAAAACCAAAGTTTCAGGAAGTGTGATTTTAAAAGTGAAATAGTAACATAAAAACATTAGAAAATGAGCAGCTTATATGGAAGTATCTGCCTGAGCGACATTCCACGCTCACAGATGAAAAAGATTATGTGCAAGGATGGCAAGGAGCGTATATTCCTGAACATCTTTGTGGGGGAAAGGAAAGAACCTTCAACCTTTGGCGACAGGACGTATACCCACTTCGTTTCTTGTTCCCCCAAAAAAGAGGAACGCAAGGACGGTGAGAATTACTTCATTGGAGATCTTCAAACCTACCAGTCGCAACCGAACGCCCCCACTCCCGAACAGGTGGCCGCAGCCCCAAGCGTATCACCTCTTGACGACTTGCCTTTCTGATAGCCTATGAGGTACGACGGTTCCAATGAACTTCATGCCCGGCAGGCGAGGGCAAAATTAGAAAAGCTCATCAAAGACAAAAAGATATTTGACTTGACTGAAAAGAAACCCCAAAGAAGCATTCAAGCCAACAAATACCTTCACGTCTGCCTTTCATACTTCGGATGCCAAATCGGCGAAACCATGGAGTATGTGAAGAGGAACTACTACAAGATACTTTGTAACCCCGATACATTCATAAGGGAGAGGGAAGACAAATACCTTGGCCGTGTGAAATACCTGCGAAGTTCCTCCGAATTGGACAGTTCGGAATTTTCCCTTACGGTAGACCGTTTCCGTAACTGGTGTTCATCAAATGCCGGTGTCTATATCCCAAGCCCCGATGAAGAAAGGCTGATACAATTAATGGAATTAGAAGTAGAACGTAATAAAGAATTTATTTAAATATGAATGAAAGTAACATATCACGAGACCACATCGCGCTTGAAGCGATGAAAATAATACTGGATAAAAGCATAAAACAACGTATCACTCCCGTCCAACGCATCAGGAAATTGGCAGGGCTGAGATACGAAGTTCGCTCTTTTTTCATACACAATCCCGGAAACGTGGCCGAGGCGGCTTATAAAATCGCCGATGCGATGATAGCCGAAAGGGAGAAAGGAGGCAAGCAATGAACGAATGGTTTGAATGCAGCGTAAGATATGAAAAGACGCTTGAAAACGGAATGCAGAAATATGTGAGTGAACCTTACTTGGTGGAAGCCATCAGCTTCACCGAAGCCGAACAGCGGTTTATCGAAGAGATACAGCCTTTCATGAGCGGTGAATATGAAGTAAAGGCCGTGTCCAAGCGGAAAATCAGCGAGCTTTTTGAAGACGACAAAGAGCTTGCCGACAAATGGTTTAAATGTAAGGTCGCATTCGTCACGTTGGATGAAAGGAGTGGTATTGAAAAGCGTAAAATGCAAACCATTATGGTACAAGCCTCCGGCTTGTGGGATGCCGTGAAGCGTTTGGACAAAGTGATAGGATGCACCATGGCCGACTATGAGATTGTGTCTGTCAGCAAGACGGCCATCATGGACGTGTTCCACTACAAGGAGAAGGAGGCATCCCATGGAGAATGATTTCATTCCGGATTGGTGGATACCGGAATAAATAGAAAACACAAAACGAATTAAAAAATATGGAAAAGAATGATATTTTGAATAGCGATTGTGATGTCCGCAGTAGTGCCGCAGGAAACCCGAACACACCTGTCGAC